CCTTGTATCCCACTGATAACAATGCTTAGGTGATCTAGGAATATCCATTTACAATCGAATCCTTTTATCAGATAACGTATCTTACCCAGCAAGTTGTCGCTGTCCATACTTCCGAAGTGATCGTAGGTGTAGAACTTTCCGTTCCCTACCGTCTCTTCAAACGCAGGACGTAACGCTTCCGTATCTAGTTGTTCGTCTTCTAAGTGTAATGGTTTGTTCAGATGGATGCCCATGATGCCAAGAGCTGTACGCCTGACGGATTCCTCTAGTGCTATATAACCTACCGTCTCGCCAAGACCTAGCAGGTGATGAGCAACCTCACGGCAAAACAGAGACTTTCCTATTCCACTACCCGCGCATACCGTAACTAATTCTCCTAGTCTCATACCGTGGGTTAACTCGTTTAAACTATAGTACGGATACGGCACAGCTTTATGTTCCTCAGTATTACTTACCAACTCCCACAAGTCCTTACCGTTTACGATTCCGTCAGGTCTGTACTCTCTTGCTTCATATAAACACGACACCAACTCTTTCGACTTACCACCTGTCAACATATCAGACGGGTCCTTTAGTGGTAGCTCTGCGATGTGTGCTTTGCCGGGTGTCAGGAGTGCTGCACATTCAGCTGCTCCCTTGCGTCCAACATCATCCATATCAAAACAGAACACCACCTTCTCGAACCGTTCCAACCAGTCGATAGCTTGTGCCACGTGTTTCTTTGCAGCACTTGCTCCGTTCGGTACACTGACCACTGGCCATCTGTTATCCATAGCTTGACTAGCGGACAACGCATCGATCTCTCCTTCGACTACAACAACACGACGACCTCCTTCTTTCCATAGGTGCTGACCGTATAGTCCGATCAACTCACCACGGACACTGAAGTTCTTGTTAGCATATCGTATCTTCTGAGCGACAGGCTTGCCGTCTCGCGTCTTATAGTTAGCTATCTGTACATCCTCACCATTCAAACGACCAACCCAGTAGCCCCACTTACGACACGTTTCCTGTGTCAGGTTGCGTCGTGGTATCGCTTTGGGTTCGCCAGTAAGAAACTCTCTCGGTGCTGGTTCACTCATTGCTTTTCCTCGTCCTCCACTATAACTGTTGCAACTGAAACAATAGGTGCTTCCGTCATCGTTGGTGGAGAGAGCGTCACTACTCCCACACTTTGAGCATGGTTCATGCGTTTTTGTGAAAGCCATGACTTCGGTATAACTTTATCTGCATATTTAATTCCCTTCTTTTCGCACCACATTGCATACGTTGTCTTGGACTTCTTGTTAATCTTGTTACTCGCTCGTTGAAACACCATGCGTATATCTAAGTGTGGGTGTTGCTCGCGTACCAACAAGTGCTTTGTCCTGTCCTCCACCGTCCATACTCCCTTGGCTTCTATGATGATGCCGTTGGGTAGTATGAAGTCGGGAGTGTATGTGCTAACCTTCTGATATTCAATAGTTAACGTCTCGTACTTGAACTCAACGCCACTACGTTTCAGTTGGTGTGCTAATTTCGATTCAAATCCGGAACGATAACGATTATTAGAAGTTCGCTGTGACTTCGGTTTCGTCCGTTTGTTCCGCATCGAATACTTGGTCTAGGGTTTCTCCTCCGTTAGCAATGAATCCTTCTTCACTTGTGAATCCGAATGCATCAGCCGCCTTTGCACTTTGACCACCGTTAGCTAATTCAATAACTTGTACTGCTTGCAGTTCGAATGTTACACCAAAACCCATTAAGTCTGTGTACCAAAAGTTGGGACGTACAGCTACATTAACTTTACTACCACCCCATACCTCTACATCTTTAGGCAATGGTTTACCAGCTGCATCAAACAATGCCACACTGAAGTTGTAAACCGTACCGTCTTTAGCTCTATGTCCACCCTTCAGCTTTGTGCGTATCATTATCTCTTGATCTGTTTCCTTAATAGGCATATCAGCTTGCTTAAGTTTTTGACCGCCCTTTTCTTCTTGCATAGTCTTTAACTCTTCCTCGTACAACGGACGTAGCTGTTCTTTAATTTGCTTTGCAACATCTTCAGTAACTACCGTGTCACAGTTGTACTCACCAAACTCCGGGTGAAACTTCTTGCTTGGCTCGTTTAGGTGGCAGTATTTAGCGATTCCGCTGATCTTTATTATTGGGTGTTTCTTACGTGATTTTATACTCATATTTCTCTTAGTGTTTATGCTGTTAATGTTACCTGTTGTTTGTGTTTTTTAGCTTGGTCTTTCATCCAGTTAAATAATTCGTCTCTCAAAACGTACATCTCTGAATTATTATCGTACCCTCTTTGCAAAGGGAAGTCATCCTCCTTGAACCATTCTCTAATAGTCCTAACAGACTTACTCAAAAGAGCAGCAGTTTGGAATGTGTTTAGAAGAAAAGGAGGATTCATTTGTATATCAGCAATCTCTTGCTCCGTTAGTTGTTTACGTGTTCTTGCCATTTCTCTTAGTGTTTTTATCGGTGTTATGACAGCAGATACATGGCTCGATCTATTGCGGTGACGTCGAGGTCTCCAAGTTCAGGCAGTTCGGGCAGTTTTGCTGTCGGGTGTTGATTCAATAACTCACATCTGAACTCGGCTAGTAAGTCAATTGAAAAGAAATTTTTGTATGTTTTTCGTACGTCTTGGTGTACTTTTCGGGCGTTAGCTGCGTGGCATATAAAGCAATCGTGAACAAAGCCCATTGCGTACGGCATATCGTACGCTAATCGGTGTACAACAGCTGCATCTATCCCGTGGATAAAGTTAGCAGTGATACTCCGCCGTTGTGCTTTCGGATCGATCTCATCTGTTTCTAAATCAAATTCCAACCACGTAGTAATACTTCCCGTGATAGTTCTTACCTTTGACCTTTTACTCTTAGTCAATCCTTGAATGATTTTGAAGCCTGATGGTGTCGTCCATTCAAACACCCGGTTACCTATTGCATTGGCACAACCACGCAGAAACTGTTGGATACGGACAACACTCTCCAGTTGCTCTCGTGCGACCGTGTTAAACTGCTCGGTCAGGTAGTTGATAGCGTCTATATCCTCACCCACTTGAAACGGGTGGTTGTCTCCGATTATAGTAAGAAACCGTGACATGACTTGATAGAACGATTGACCGTATGGTTTGTTCATCACTGCTGCCTTAGCCATAGCTCGTGTCACTCCGTACTTGAACCATTCACTCGCCACGTAACTCTCCTTTGACTGCTCCTTTAACCGTTCGTACACAAGGTCAGCTATGTATTGGTACATATCACCCGGTGGTTGGTCAGGTACTAGGTTGCAGTGCTTGGCGTGACGTGTATCCCGTAGTAAAAGGTGCAATATCTGCATCCCGTTGTTAGAGCAGTCCATACGTACAGGAAAGTGAGACATGTAACCGTATCCTTCTTTCGTAAACTGTTGATACTCAAGACAAAACGCAAGAAAACCAAATGGTTCACTCGCTTCCATCCACCAGTCGTTCGTCATCGGATCGGTTGCACACTCTAGTATATCTTTCTTGTGCGATCCTACCCACGCTACTCGCTCCATCAGTGTACCCTTTATACCCCAAGCGTTAGCTCCGTGAACCAGCAGTCGTTCAGCGTCCTCTTCATCCATAACCTGTTGACCATCAGCGAATTGCAACAAAGCTCTAGCTAGATCAGAGCCTTGCGGGTGCAGGTAAGCGGGCATATAATAAACACGACCGCGATAATCGATACGAGCAGGAAAGTACACCTCATCCCACTCGCTGTACTTCTTAGCTAGGTGCATGACCTTGGCGTGTTGTAGCCTTTTGCTACGGTTGCTCTCGTTCATGCGACGAATCTTGTCTTGCTTAAACTTCCATTGTCTCAATTCTTCAGGTCGTTCGTTGCCGTTCTCAAGGTACGGTTGAAGTGGCACTTCATGAAAGTCGAACACTCGTTCCAATTCCCAACACTTCTGAGCCACGTCCAGTATCTTCTTGTTGATCCGCCAAGGTACTCGTTGCACGTTGTTGCAAGCAGTATAAATAGTATTGATCGAAAAGAAATCGTAGTTAGCTTTGCTTGGTCGGTTCATTACAAACGGATCGTTGAACGTCTCGTAACCTCCGTTGTAATAATCTACCCAGTCTCTCGGTTTGTGTGGTAACGCCATACGCATCGGATCTAACATCTCTTTCCACTTGTCATATCGTCTTACCCAGTCAGTAAAGTCAGGAGTCAGCACCACGTCCTTTCGTTGTCTCTTGCCAAACCGTTCGATACGAAAGTCAACGATGCCTGTGTGTGTCTTGATTTCGTTTAACAACCACGAACCTAACGCTAACTTGTGCCGTCTTTCCCAACACGTAAATCGTCGGTTGTTCTTTTCAACCGTGTAAAATCGTTGCATCTTAGACCGTTTACTCTTCGTGCCCTTTATCCCCCACATCTTGTTCTTGGGTACGGTCTGCTCAGCAACACGTTGACGTGCTATTTCTTCAAACGCACCACCTATCTCCCTTGCTAGTGCTGTAAAGAATCGGTCGGGTGCGTACATACGGTCTAGTAAAACCTTTAACCCGATGTGTGCTACCATTTGTGGGTGAAAGTCTGCAATATAGCAAAGCCACAACGGCATAGATGGACTGTCGTCTCCGGCAAATCGGTTAAAGAAGTCCTCGATAGGTTGTGCTAGTTGCGGTGCAAGTTTGCCAAGGATACGCTTACTACTGTCCATCTCAGACCCACGATCACTTTCTTTATAAAACTGTTGGAACTGGCGGTATGTCGCTCGTCCCCACCTCTTCATCTCGGCTTCGATTGCGTTCACTTTACTTCTTTTGTCAGTCGTTCTCTTTCGTTTTCGTTCATGTAACAAAACCAAGTAGGCGGACGGACACGAGGTCGATCACTTCGAACAACCTTCAGGTTCTCATCATAACACAACTCATTCTGTGACCAAAAGTAATCAAGTCCGTTCGCTACTTGTTTAGCCAACGACTCGTCTATTTCTATGTCTTCAATCTCCTCGTGTCCGTCCATCAGTCTAGTCTTGTTTGTTTTCTTCGTATTGTTGAATCAAATATAGTTCCCTTAAAGCTTCTAGTTCTTCACGTTGCTCGTCGGTTAAATCATCATCATCGTCCTCGTAGTCAAGGAACTCGGTTAGCCAGCTATCGTAGTCTCTCATATTATTATTTGGTTTCGTCATTCTTTACGGACACGTACAAGTCATGTCTCTCGTTGTTTAACTTGTCAAGTAGCTTCTGTAGGTTAACATACAAGTCTATGAACGGATGGTCAGGATTCAGTTCTCCGTTCATCTCGTTCTGTAAAATGAAGTACATAAGTTCCTCGATCATAATCTCTGGTGTTAGTATGGTTTCTCTAGTCTTCATACAGAAAGCTGATTAGAATTAAAAATAGGATGATGATAACGAGTGCTGTAGTAATACTCATGCTAGCTCTTTCTCAATTTCGGTTAGGTAAGCCTTTATCTGCCAGTCATCCTCGCTAAGACTTCGTATCTTTCGGACTCCGTGCATGATCGATCCGTGATCTCGGTTAAAGATATGACCGACGGACACGTACGATCTGCCAGTCATGGCGTAATAATAGCAGATTTGTCGTGCCAAGGCGTGAGGTTGGGAGCGTATTCTTGAATCTATTATTTCAGGTGTAGTATCAAAGACTTTACAAACTGCTTCTTTAATCTTTTCTATCGGTAGTTTTCTCGGTTGTATCATAATTCTCGGTTTTATTAATAGGGTTATCGGTTGCTTGTCTGATCATGCCTTCGATGATCGAATAGCCGGGTTTAAAGCAAAGATCGGTTAGGCAGTCTACGCATATGTCTTCGCCTTCGTTGTCAGTGCCTTGCAAGGTAAGATTGCAGACTTTGCAGATAGCAGTCATCGGTTAACATAAGCGTTCTGTATGGACCCAGTCGTCACTTCGCTTGCAATCGCTTCGGCTTGGTCCCGGTCTGCATCTAACACTTCACTAGATAATTCTATTAGACGGTCCACTTCTGCCGGATAGGTTAAAGGACCCATAAGTCTGCCTTTACGGTTCTTTTTAGCTTTGGTCCATGTATCAAAACAAATGCGTTTCAATCTTGCTTGTATTAATTTGTAGACTTGGTCCTGTATGTTCATGGTGTTCTATCGGTTAAGCATTAGAGTACGCCCACAAAATGGGCACGGTGAGCCGTCAATCGGACAAGAAAAGCCTTCATCACTCGGGCAAGTATCAATAGGATGATCGCGGTAAGTTGTCGAACAACTAGCGGTTAAGAGTAGTAAGGTAAGTGGTAGTAATAGTTTATTCATCTTATATATTCCCTTTCTTTTAAAGCCTGCTTAAGATTGACTTTGA